TAATCCACTACTACCACATCTACTGCGGCGGAGGCGGCCAATGGCAACTCATCCTCAACCAGCACATGATGGCCCTGTGCAATTACGGCCTCATCGAAAAACTTGACGAGATTCGGGTAGGCATCGTCGGTCCTCCCGAACAACGCAAGGCGGTCAAGGAAATACTTGACAATTCGCTGATAAAAGACAAGGTAAAGGTTGTCGTTACCCGAACCAATGCCTACGAGCAGGCGACCCTTACCGAAATGTACAAAGCCTCCCAAGACGAGGATGCCGCCTACCTGTACGCTCACACCAAGGGCAGTTCCGACCCAAGCCTGATAAACCAACTTTGGTGCAGGTCCATGATTTTCTTCAACGTCGTCGCATGGGAGCGATGCCTTGCCGAACTGGAGAAGGTTGATGCAGTTGGTGCCTACTGGCTGACCAAGGAAGAGTTCCCACAAATTGCGGACCACAACAACCCCGACGGCTATCCCTACTTCGCAGGCACGTTTTGGTGGGCCAAGTCGAGCCACATCCGGGAACTCGGCGAGCCTGTGCGGGAACATCGTTGGCAGGCCGAGCATTGGATAGGGAAGAGGGAAGGCATGACCGTGTACAACTCCTGCAAGGGATGGCCTGCTCCTGACAAGTTCATCATCACGTTTTAGCCATGGCCAAGATACCCGTCATCATCACCAACTTCAACCTGTACACTTGGCCCAAGGCCATGGTCAAGAAATTGAAGCAGATGCAAGATGTCGGGCCAATCTTAATCTTGGATAACGGCACAACCTACGCCCCAACGCTAGAATGGTACGAGCAACTGAAACTGGAGGCCAACGATGTTGCGGTCATTCGCACAGGAGGGAACTTCGGCCACCTTGTCGCATGGCAAGCCCAAATCCCAATGCAGTTGTTTCAAATGGGATACCCCGACTACATCGTAACCGACCCTGACCTTGACCTTTCGGCTCTACCTGATGATACGCTAATACGGATGCGGGAGGCGTGGTACGACTTGCCTGTCAAGACGTATATGTACGAGCAGGAGGAAGGCGACCCGTTCAACGGCGTTATGTTCACGGTCAAGGACAAAATCGGGCTTGGCATTCGGACGGACGATATTCCTGCTGATGCCCTGTTCTTCCAGCAGGCAGAACTACGCTACAAAAAGCAGCCGACTTGGAATGGATTGCAACTTGCGCCCGTTGACACAACCTTCGCATTCTACCATCACGAACACTATCAACGGGTCTGCATAAGCGGGGCAAGGATGGTCGCACCCTATGAGTGCAGGCATCTTCCCTACTACCTGACCGCCGAGGACTTGAATGCGGATTGGGAGTTTAGGCAGTACCTCGACAAAGCCAACCACGCCAGTACCGCCAAGAAGATTGCGGATGGCCTTCAAATCTTTTGACCATGCCGTTTTCGCATCCATTCTACAAAGACCGAATTGCCGCTCACATCAGGTCAGTATTGCGACCAGATGACCGTGTTCTTGACGTAGGTGTGGGATGCGGCACTTACGCTCAACTGCTTCCCGAAGTTGCCATGGATGGCGTGGAAATTTACGAGCCGTATGTTGAGCGGTTTGACCTTCAGTCTAAATACAAGCAACTATTCATCACCGACATTCGGGATTTTGATATTTCGCCCTACACATACCTGATTCTCGGAGATGTCTTTGAGCATCTCAACCTCAAGGATGCAAGGGATTTGTTAAACCGAATCGGAAGCAAGAGAGCGATGATTGCCGTGCCTTACCTTTATGAGCAGGGAATGTGGGAGGGGAATGTTCACGAAACGCACTACCAACCCGACCTGACCCCTGAAATCGTTGCGTCAAGATACCCCGAACTGAACCTAATCGTCGGGGATGCGATTTACGGCTATTACACAAACTACCCAGCATGAAACTCCAAGACCTGACCATTGACCAATTCCAGCGAATTGCCGCCTTGGAACTATCCCCTGCCCTGAACGACGCAGACAAGCGATTGGGCGTGGTTGCGATTGTGGAGGGAGTAGATGTAGCCATTGTCAGGGATATGCCTGCTACGTCGCTAACTAAGCGATACAAGGAGATAATCAAGGAGTGGAACGAACTGCCTGCACTTGCCTACAAGCGCAAGTTCAAAGCCGGGGGCAAGTGGTGGATTCCAACAATGTTCACGGATGAACTTACCGCAGGGCAGTTGATTGACCTCATGGAGATGAACACCACGGACGAGCGGCAACTTGTGCAGAATTTGCACCGCATCATGGCGACCCTGTGCAGGGAGGCCGCTTGGTTTGGATGGTTTGCGAAGAAGTACGACGGGGCGAGCCATGCAGAGCGAGCAGAACTGATGAAGAAGCACGCCAAGATTGGCGATGTTTGGGGGGTGGTCAGTTTTTTTTTGTTAAGTTCCGAGGCTTACTTGCAAATTTTGAGCGACTATTCCAAGCACCTGACGAAGAAGGCGCAGGACCAGTAACGAACCCGCTTGCAGGGTACGGTTGGCTCATGGTCGTTTGGAGGATGGCCAACAAAGACGTGCTGAAATTTGACGCAATCTTTGCAATGAAGGCGGTGGAGTTTCTCAATTACGCCCTGCTGATTCACGACATCTTGGAGGCAGAGCGGCAAGAGGCAGAGCGAATGCGGCGCAGATAGGACACTATTTGCGTGGCTGGACATTTACCAGCATGGAATTCGATGTATTCGTAGGTGGGTCAGGCAAGAAACTGACCAACGTGCAGAAGGAGGCCTTGGCTGACTTTGGCGTAACGCTTGCGGATGGAACGATTGAGAACAAGTCCTACGCCTTGGTCACCAAATGGCTCGAAGGCGTGGTCAAGTTAGCCAAGCAGAACCTCGCCAATTCCAACGCTATCGCCAGCAACGCCCTTGCGCAGAGCATAACGGTTGAACCCATCACCCTGACTGATTCGTCTTTTGTCGTGGCTATCAAGGCCAACGACTATTGGAAGTTTGTGGACCTCGGTGTCAAGGGTGCAAAAAGCAGCAGCCGTGCGCCGAACAGTCCCTTTCAGTACAGGGACAAGCGGCCACCTATCCGACCCATCCAAGAGTGGATTGCCTTCAAAAGCATTCCTTTGCAGGGCAGAAATAAGATTGCCGCCAACCGTTCCTTCGCCATCAACATCGCCAACAAGATTAGGCGTGAAGGCTTAAGAGCAACCAACTTCATGAGCAATGCCGTGACCGAAGACATGGTCGCAGTACTTACCGAAAACATCGCCGAAGTCCTCGGCAAATCCATCAGCGTAGCAACAGTCCGATAATATGGCAATAACAGTCCTTTCGGGTTCGCCTCAAGCGGCAACCCCTGTTTACAACAAGATGCTCTTCAAGGTGAGCGGCTCGCTGACGAGTGCGACCAATTACCGCTACGTCTGCGATGTCAAGGACGCAGCAGGAACGACCACGCTGGCACGGCTCAAGTGCGACAAACTGCCGACCACCAACTACGGCTTTTTCGATGTCAGCAGGGTCGTGGAAACGCTGATTGCGCCAACCGTACCAACGCTGACGCAGGCGGGCTTCGCTGACCATGCGGGGTTTTATTCGGGGTATCGCCTGACCTTCATGGAAGAGTACGGCTCAACGCCTGTGGTGCAGACAGGAACGACTACGAATGTCACGGGGAATATCGCCTTTGCAGGAAACTTGGAGCAGTTGGAATTGGCTGATTGGAGTGGCGGGGTGTACTTCAACTCATATATTTTTGACGGCGTGAGCAGGGCATTGACCACACCTACAACTCGCACGGTGTACGGCTCGGATTACGGATTCCTCTGCATGGGTCAGTCGGGAACGCCGTTTGACCGAGCGGAAATCGCTTACCCAACTCGCACATTTACTGTCAACATTCCTGCATCCGTCAGCGGGTCAATCGCTCGCTTTGGCGCAGGGCCGATGAACCTCAAGGCACTCACGTCAGGACAATGCTCGGACGGTCAGGCAGGCTCGGTGGGATTCCCCACGGCAGAAGGGTCATCCTATACTATCGCTTTTGAGGATTCAGGTGCAGGTAATTTCTCGGTTTACTACACCTACACCATCGGACCATGCCAGCGGTTCAACTCGCAACCTGTGCATTTCATCAACAAATACGGCGGGATAGATTCATACACCTTTACCCTAAAGAACCGCAAGCGAGCCAACGTTGAGCGGGATACCTTCGGCTACAACTCGGACGTTTACGGCACGCTGACCTACGACAAAGTTTGGGCAGGGTCGTTTGACTATGTGTACGCTTTGAATAGCGATTGGCTTACCGATGCAGAATCCGAGTGGCTGATTGAGATGGTCCGCTCCGGGCAGGTATGGCTCGAACTCGATGGCCAACTTGTGGAAGGCATCGTCAACGCCAACCAGTATCAATTTGTAACCCGTAGAAATGACCAACTCCAGCAGTTGCAGATTGAGATTGCCGTGGCCTACAAGAACAACATCCTATGAGCGTCACGCTGATTGCTTACCCGCTGAACGATAGCAACGTCGAAGTACCCTATGTGCTGGACACGATGGGCGGCACGGACGTGGCCATCACCTACTCCATCAGCGATATTGAAGACGTAACCAAGCGCAGGGGGTCGTTCAGTAAGACCATCACTCTGCCGAACACCCCGACTAACGAGAAGTGCTTCGGGTTTGCTTACAACATCCAGTCCTTTGTTGGCGGCTTCACGCCGAACAAGAAGATTCGAGCGGCGATGTGGGAGGATGGCGTGCAGGTGTTCAGCGGTGTACTGCAACTGCTATCCATGGCCAAGACGAGGGGCAAAGTCACCTACGAGGTTGGCCTGTTCACCGATGACGTGGGATTGTACCAAGCGATTGAGGGAAATCTTCTTGTGAACACGGCAGGCGTGACCGGAATGAACCACACGCCAACAAGCGGCCACGTCAGCGGAACTTGGACGACAAGCGGTGCGGCATCGAGTGGCTACGTCTATGGGGTGATTGATGCGGCGGGATTCACGGATGTTTATTCGCAAGGAGGTGGCGTTTTATTAGCAGGTTGGTGGCAGTTAGGGCCAAGCATCTACGTCAAGAAAATGGTGGACCTAATCTTTGCGGAGGCAGGGTACAGGTACTCATCCAACTTCTTCAACTCGGCAACTTTCGGCAAGTTGGTGCTACCCTATGCGGCAGGAACCATGCCAGTCAACCTTTCAGGGAGTAACATCTTTGCGCAATCAACAGGAACGGTCACCGCATTAAGCGGAACTAATACAGTATTACTATTTCCAAAAGACACTCCTGCGCCTTTCTATGATAATAGCGGATACTGGGTGGCATCATCAAGCACCTTTGTCGCACCGACTGAACTGCCAACTCTTTGGAATGTAAACCTATCCCTTAAAATTGGCAACGTTTCAGGATACTCAATTTTAGCGGCAATTTTTGACGTTTACGATACAATAACGTCAAGCGTAATAACAAGCCTTGGAGGAACTACTGGAGTAAGAAGTGCGCCAAATACAACAATCGCTCTTAATTTCAATAATTTGACTATCCCTGCTGGCTCGGCGGTTCAACTTAGAACTCACCCAGTAATTATTGGCGGTAACGGTCCAAGTGCATTTGCCCTATTGTCAGGGTCAACGATGCAATGGACTTGCCTGCAAAATGCAACAAGCATTGGAACGCTGGATATGCGGACCGCTCTGCCTGCTGACGTAAAGCAAGGCGACCTCCTGCAAGACCTGCAAAAGATGTTCAACCTGCACATCATGGCAGATGCCCAAGACCCGAAACTCTTGTATATCGAGCCTTGGGTGGACTTCTACGCAAGCGGTGTGGTGGACTGGTCGCAAAAAGCGGATGAGAACGCAGAGCAGATTCTAACCAACGGCGACCCGAACGCAAGCACCAACCTCATCTTCAAGTACAAGGATATGAGCGACTATTTGTCCAAGACGTACAAACAGTCCTATCCACTTGCGAGGGAAGGCTACGGAGGTAAATTATTCCCGACGCAGAACTTTTACGGCAAGGGCGATAAGGTTGTGGAAACCTCCTGCGGCACGCTTATACCAGCGTCATTTGCTTCCGATAAGGTCGTTGGTAGGACTTGGGATATTGACGGCACGATTGCAAGTGGAACAATCAAACCGCTACAAACGGGATATAGAATAGCGCAATATAATCTTGTCGCAAATCAAACGCCTTGGCTTTATTGGTACGGAATTAACAATGCGGATGGGTCTGCGCTTATTGTTTCTCAAAATAATCTGCCATTCGTCAGTCACATCGACAACCCCTATTCCCCGACCTTTGACCTTGCCTTTGAGATTCCTCGATTGGTGTACTACAATGCAGTCAACGCAAGCGGCAGCACCATAAACTACACGAACAACAACCTGTTCAACAAGTATTGGAAGAACTACGTCAACGAAACGGTCAGCAAGGAAGCCTTGCAGTTGGAACTCACCATGATGCTATCATCCGTGGACATCTACCAGTTGGATTTCCGCAAGCCGATATATTACGGCGGCATCCGTTGGCGATTGCTCGAAATTCGTGACTACCTCGTTGGGCAGATGAAGCCTTGCAGGGTGACGCTACGCCGCATCCTGAACCTTGCTGAGTTTGCACCTGTGACCGACGTGCCAATTGCAAACGACCCTGCATTCCTGTACAATGGGCCGATTACCAGCGACCCATCCGACCCTAACTACGAACCACCAGTAAACCCTGAACTACCCCAACCCGGCGAATAATGGCAGACGTAACCAAAGAAATAGCCCTTGAGGTAAGCCTCAAGGATAGCACCAGCACAGGCACGCAAAGCGCAAAGCAACGCTTGCGTGAATTGCAGAAGGAGTTGATTGCAATGGCCGAAGCGGGTCAGCAAGGCACGGATGCGTTCAAGCGGCTTGAGCAACAGGCAGGGCGATTGAAGGATGAGATTAACGATGTAAACCAGCGCGTCAAAAACCTTGCCTCGGACACCAAGCGAATCGATGCTTTTGTTGGTGCGGTGCAGGGTATTGCAGCAGGATTCCAAATCGCACAAGGCGCAGCGGCGTTGTTCGGCGATGAGAACGAGGACTTGCAGAAAGCCATGCTCAAAGTGCAGGGAGCGATGGCTCTTGCCAACGGTGTGCAACAGGTAGCCAATCTCTTGCAGAAGGAATCGGCGGTCATGATGGGTATCAACACGGCGGCAACGAACCTCTACGCCGTAGCCGTAGGAACGGCGACTGGAGCGATGCGAGCCTTCAGGATTGCCCTGCTTGCCACGGGTATCGGTGCGGCAGTTGCGGCCATTGGGCTATTGATAGCCAAGTGGGATGACTTGACTGCGGCAGTACGGCGATTTTTGGATTTGCCTGACCCGAAAGAGGAAGCCGCCAAGCAAGCACAAGCGCTGAAAGACCAAGAGATTCAACTTAACCGCTACCGCAACGCCTACGAGGAACACACCGATTCGCTGATTGCGGCAGACAAAAAGAGAGAGGAACAACGCAAGAAAGCCGCAGAGGCAGAACGCCAACGCTTGCAGAAATTGAGGGATGACAACAAGGCCTTCATCGCCTTCATGGAAGAAACCAACCTCCTGCTATACGAGGAAGAACTGGATTCACAGGTACGCAAGGAGCGGTCTTTGGAGGCGGCGATGCAACGGGAGGCGGCCATTCGCTTAAAGGCCACACAGGGTGCGCTTGCAAGGGATAAGGCAACCAAAGAGGGAGAACTGCAACGGGAATCCGATTTGCGGCAAGCCCAGCAGCAGATGGCTGACCAGTCCTTTGGTATCATTGGCGACATCATCACGGCAACGGCAGGTGAGAGCGAAAAGGCCCAGCGCAAAGCGTTCAACATGTCAAAAGCGGCGAGCATTGCCCAAGCCATCGTGAACACCTACCTCGGCGTGACCTCGGCATTGGCTTTGACCAAAGAGGTGTTTCCGGGTCAGCGATTCGTTCAGGCAGCGTTGACCCTTGCCGCAGGTCTTGCGAATGTAGCCAAGATTAAGGCCACGCAATTCCAAGGAGGCGGTAGCAACACAAGCAATACTGCCGCACCATCAGGAGGTACTTCTACGGCAACGCCATCCGCTACGTTCAGCAACCCGAACACGACCATGCTTGGCAATCAGGGCGAGCCTGTACCGCAACCGCAAGGCAGCCAACCCATGCGTGCCTATGTCGTGGAGCGTGACATCCAGCAGACAACCAGCAGGGTACGCCGTTTGTCCGAATTTGCAACATTGGGCTAACCGCTACATCTCCCACCATGGAACTTCCTGTTTACCGAATGACTGTGGACGAGGTGGACGAAGGCGTGCAATTTGTCGCCCTCGTTGATATGCCTGCGATTGAGAAACCCTTCCAAGCCTTTGCCAAGACCCCGCAACGCTTTGCCGAAACTGGAGAGCGCAGGGTGCTGACAGGACCGCTGATGCTTGCCGATACGCCAATCTTCCGCAAGGACGACACCTACGGCGAGTACTATGTCGTATTTGACAAGGCGACCATCCGCAAGATTGTCCAAAAATACTTCAAGCAAGGCAACCAGCACAACGTCAACGCCTACCACAACGCCGAACTCGATGGCGTGTTTATGTTCGAGTCCTATATCACCGATGCAGAGCGTGGCGTAATGCCTCCCAAAGGATACGAGGACACTCCCGACGGGTCTTGGTTCGGGTCTTTCAAAGTCGAGAACGATGAGGTGTGGGACAATCGCCACGCCTTCAAAGGTTTCTCCGTGGAGGGCTTGTTCGGCATGAAGAACACAGGAACTGAACTGGAGGTCGCACTCGCTGGCCTTGCAGATGACTTAACCGCTTTTTTGCAACATATCCAACCAACCTACAAATCCCAATAATCTATGAACTTAAAATCAGCCATTGAAACTTTGCGGACCGAACTCCGCAAGTTCACAACCCAAAAGCAATCCTTCGCCGACTACAAGTTGGCCGATGGCACGGTCATCCGTGTGGATGGCGACCTCGTTGCAGGTACTCCCGTGTATGTATTGACCGAAGACGAAACCTTGCCCGCTCCTGATGGAGAGCATCAAGTGGAGGGCGTTGGCGTAGTCAAAACCGAAGGAGGCAAAATCACCGAGGTCGTTGTAGCCGAAGCCCCTGCCGCAGAAGTTGCAGCGCAAGAAGTTGAAATCGAGGTTTCTCCCGAAGGCGAAGCACCCGAAGCCCCCGAAGCCCCTGCTGCCGCTGGTGTAGGCTTGACCCCTGAAGCCGTGCAGGAAATCGTTGCCAAGCATCTTGCCGCCATCGTTGAAGAGATGAAGGCCGCAATGGAGGTGGAGATGGGCAAGATGAAGGAAAAGATGGCATCCTTTGCAAGCCAAATGGAAACCATGACCGACATCGTTGAGAAGGTCGCCGAACTTCCTTCCGAAGCCCCAAAGCCAACCGCATCCGCTATCGTGGAGCAACGGAAGGCCGCAACGCAGCAGAACTTCAACGCACTCGCACAAGCAATTCAAACCCTCAAAAAATCCAATTAATCCTTAACCCCCCAAAAACAAAGCCATGGCTTATTCATTCGTTGCACCGCTGACTACTTACACCGAGCAGCAGCGCCTCCCCCTCATCACCAAAGCGGTATTCGCCGCTCGTTCTGCCGCCTTGTTCACCAAGCAGGTGGGCATCAAGTCAGCCGCTGCCCTTAACCTCATGGACACCGATGCCAACATCGGGTCAGGAACGGTTTGCGGATGGTCTGCAACAGGCAACACCTCATTCACCCAGCGCAATATCACCGTTGGCGTGATGAAAATTCAAGAGGCTCTTTGCCCTCGTTCCTTGGAGCAATACTGGATGCAGTCGCAGTTGACTGCTGGCTCTACCTACGACGGCGTTCCTTTCGAGCAGGCTTTCAGCGAGCAGAAGGCTCTCCGCATCGCCGAGGCTTTGGAAACCGCCATCTGGCAGGGTAACTCCTACTTCAGCGGTGTAAACCAACTGCTGAACGCTGCATCGGGTTCTACCGTTCTCGCCAACGCTTCCAGCACAACTTGGAATCCAGTATCGGCTTCCGTTGGTATCACCACAAGCAACGTCATCAGCATCTTTGACAAGGTGTACAATGACATCCCACAGGCAATCCTGACCCGCAACGACCTCGTAATCTTCTGCGGTTGGAATAACTTCCGCACTTTGATTGGCGCAATGAAGTCGCAAACTGGTGTCATGTACAACCAAGTTGACCTGCAAGGTTTGGCTGATGGTGACATCGTCTATCCCGGAACGAACGTCCGCATCGTTGCAGTACCCGGCTTAACTGGTACTAACCGCATCGTTGCAACCTACCTCGGCAACTTGTTCTACGGAACTGACTTGTTGAGCGACGAAGAAAACTTCTCGATGTGGTATTCACAGGACAACGACGAAGTCCGCTTCCAAGCCGCCTTCAAAGCAGGTGTCCAGTTCGCCTATCCCGACTTGATGGTTGACTTTAGATTGGCCTAAGTGTAAGGGGGGAGGGCAACTTCCCCCCGCTTTTTTATTCTTGCAACTCCTAAATAAAAATACACTATGTCCTGTTCACTCACCACGGGCTACGCCCTCGGATGCCGCGATTCAATCGGCGGCATCAAAACTATCTATGTCCAAGCCTTCAACGCCACTGGATCGGTTAATACCAACGGCAGCGGAACGGTTACTGGATTCACAGGCTATGCGTCAGGGTCATTCTTCGAGTACGACTTGACCAAGGCTACCTCTTCGATGACCGAAACGCTGAACGCCAGCGTTGAGAATGGCACTTTGTTCTACACTCCAGAAGTCACCTTCACCATCAACAAGTTGCAAGTTGCGGTCCGCAATGAATTGCGCCTCTTGGCTCGCAATCGTTTGATTGTCATCGTGCAAGACAATAACAGTCGCTACTGGTTGCTCGGAGCTGACAACGGATTGGAGTCAACTGCGGGTACTGCTGGAACTGGTACTGCATTCGGTGACCGTAGTGGCTACGAGATGACTTTGTCGGGGATGGAGACAAACCCGATGCTGCTCATCCAAAGCACAACTTTCTCTGCCTCCGCAACGCAAATCAGCGGTTCGTAAAGTATCTTTGACCTGCGGCACTCATACTCCGCATGGTTTAGTGGTTAAGGCCATCTCTTCGGGGGTGGCCTTTTTTTTGTACCTTTGAGCATGAGAATTTGCATTGTTTACAACGCCCATCCAACGGGTTGCTCGTTCTACCGCTTGGAGATGCCGAACGCATACCTTGGCGACAATTACACCGAGTTCGACTATGTGTGCGTGGACAACATCGCCAACGTCAAGGATGAGGACCTAAAGACCGTCGATATATGGCTATTCAATCGCTTGTGGTGTCAAGGTACGCTTGACCAAATTCGTGGCGTGTACAAGGCTCTTACGGCTTTTGGAGCGAAGGTCATCTTGGACTTGGATGACTACTGGGTGCTGGAATCGGGTCATATTATGTATCGCCATTATTTGTCCACGAAACTTGACGAGCAGATTCGAGAGCATATCCGCTTGGCTGACCATGTGACCACGACAACCGAACACCTTGCGCAGAAGATTCGCCTGCTGAACAAGAACGTGACCATTCTACCGAACGAGCCGTACGAAGCATATCAGCAGTATCAGGCCAATCCTGACGAAGAGCCTGAGAAAGATAAGTTCAAAATCGGATGGTTTGGCGGGGCGCAGCATCAGGAGGACATTGCCTTGGTTGAGCATTCGTTCGGCTTGCTCGCCCATGACAAGTCGCTGGATGGCAAGTACAAGATTTATCTTGGTGGATGGAACGAGAATCCTGTTTATGTGGACTACGAGAAGATGCTATCCTGCCGGGGGCTGAACAAGAACTACGGTAGAATCCAAGCCGCTGACATCTACTCCTATGTGGGCGGGTACAACTTCATCAACGCCACCATCGCCCCCCTGCGAGATACCAAATTTAACCGCCTCAAAAGCGAACTGAAAGTAGTGGAAGCGGGCTGGATGGGCAAGGCTATCATCGCATCCGAAACCATCCCCTACACGGACATCTTGGTCCACGGTCACAACGGTCTGCTGATACCTTACGGGAAAAAAGATGCGTGGTACAAGGCGGTCCGCAAGTTTATTAACGAGCCTGACTACGCTCGTTCCTTGGCCGTGCAGTTGAGCAAGGACGTGCGAGAACGCTTTGATATCAGCAAGACGGCAGAGCGCAGAGCCGAACTGTACCGAAGTATCGGGCGCAAATTGTGAAATTCGGGCGCAAAGTACATTTAGGGTTAGAGTGATTTACCTATCCCCCAATACCACGAACACCATCGTCGTCACTTGGACGCAGCGGGCCTCTTCGGGCGACCGCTACATCTTGCGCCTCACCAACATCGCCAAGAACGTCAGCACCGACTACACCCTGCTGAAATCGGACAACCTATCTTTATACACCGAACGCTATGACAAATTTCAGATTGCCGTGGGGTCGCTTGAAACAGGCTCGTATCGTTACGAAGTTTACGATACCTCTTCCACGGTTAGTGCAGCCGTTGCGGTGGTTGAAACAGGCTTGGCGTATGTACAGGTAGTTTCGCTGACATTCAACACCTACGCCAATACCATCACCTACCAACCCTATGCGGCGAGTGCCGTCAGGGTATTCGATTCCACCTTTGACCCATCCTTCGCATGAGCGTACAAACTCGCACTCAGTTGCAGGCAAGTGCCGCAACCATCACCACCGAAACCGCCGCAGGAGCAAACACCGCCGCCCGTGTGGGTGGTCTATTCGACGACCTTGCCGATACCGCAACCTTGGACCGAGAGCGGGGCGTTGCGAACCTTTACCTTGATACACCAACGAACTGGACACCAACGCAAGGTAGCGCAGTCAAGTTGACCTCTGCGATGAAGTTGGGTGTTTTGTCGACTTACAACTTTAGCCGCACAACCACGGCCATCACCTACACAGGCACAACGCAGGCGATGCTTCGGGTGTCGGTGAACATGGTCATTTCGCAGGTCAATAATGCGCAGATAAAAATCTACATCGCCAAGAACGGCAGCATCATTGCGCAATCCATGGCTGACCTGACCACGACCCACACCAACGGCCATGCGGTGTTCACCGAAACGGTTCTGCAAGGCACGGACAATGCAGAGTTCTCCGTGTATATCAATGCCGTTGACCATTCGGAAACTATTTCGATTTCGGCCCTATCCTTCACAGTCCACACGCTATGAGCATAAAACAATCATTCACCCAATGGCTTGGGATTGAGCATAAAGTACCCGTAATGCTCGAAAACAAGGCGGGAAAGTACATCACTTATGGGGCGTTCAATGAATACCCCTACTATCTGCTGGACAACTACCGCCGAAGCAGTAAGCACAACGCAATAGTTAACGGAAAAGTTAACTATATCATGGGCGGTGGATGGAAGCCCAACGACAAGATGACCGTGGAGCAGCAAGCCCGCTACGCCAAGTTCTTTGACGGCTTATCCGAACACGATGACCTCAACGACATTACCGAGAAGTTGGTTCTTGACCTTGAAATCTTCAACGGCTTTGCGGTGTGCGTGCATTGGAATAAGATGGGAACGATTGCGAAGATGGAGCATATCCCCTTCGAGAAAATCAGGGTTGACAAAGAAGAGCGGATGTTTCAGGTAGCCGAATGGTACAATGACGACATGGTGCAACTCTACCCCAAGATTGGCGATGTTGAGAAAATCCCTGCTTTTGACCCTGACAACCGTATCGGCAAGCAACTGTTCTATTACAGGGTGTATGCCGCAGGCGTGAAATCCTATCCCCTGCCCGAATACATGGGTGGCTTGGCTTGGATTGAAGCGGATGTGCAGGTGGCCAACTTTCACAACAACAACCTGCGGAATAACTTTTGGGGCGGGTATCTCATAAACTTCAACAACGGGATTCCTACACCCGAAGAGCAGGGCGACATTGAGCGTCAAATCAAGCGCAAGTTCAGCGGAACGGACAACGCTGGACGCTTCGTGGTGACGTTTAACGATGATGTAAGCAAAGCACCGACCCTTGAACCGCTTACTCCAAGCGACATGGACAAGCAGTTCGAAATCTTGAACAAGGCTATCCAGCAGGAAATCTTCATCTCGCACCGTGTGGTGAACCCCATGCTATTCGGCGTGAAGACCGAAGGCCAACTGGGAGGCAGGCAGGAACTGGTGGAGGCTTACGAACTGTTCAAAGCCACATACGTCAATGACCGGGTTCGCAAGGTTGAGCGGATGATAAACTACTTGGGTTCTTTCAACGGTGTTGAGGGAATTGAATTGATACCCGTTGAACCGATTACGGAACGATTATCCGAGCAAGCCCTGCTGACTATTATGACCCCCGAAGAATTGCGGGAAAAAGCAGGCCTTCCTCCTTTGGAAAAGCAACCTGCTGACGTGGTTGGACCGAATCCCCAACCCGACGAGCAACCGCAAGCGCCTGCACAGTTGAGCAACGACAACATCAAGAAATTGTCGGGCCGTGAGTACCAAAACTTGATGCGGATAGTTCGGCACTATGCTCAAGACAAAATCACGCTTGAAATGGCCCGGACCATGTTGTCCGCTGGATTCGGCTTAAGTGCAGAGGAAGTCAATACCTTGCTTGGCGTGCAGGAGCAAAAGTTCAGCAACCCTACCGAACCGTGGTGGGGCGAAGAAGATGACGAGAGCGACCTTGGGTGGGGAGATGAGGAATATAAGGTGCTTGAGGTCGTTGCAAGCAAATTCGGCAGCAATGCGGATGAGTACGTGGTAATGCACTCCAAGCCAATGCGCTTTGATTCCGACTTGGACACCCAAGTGCGTCAAGCCTTTGCAGAACTGGGCGAGGAAGAGAAAGATTTGGACGAGAAAATTGTAGCCTACCGCAAGAAGAACCGTGATGCTTCGGTGGAAGAAATGGCCAAGGAGTTCGGGGTTAGCAAAGCGAAGGTCGCCAAGCGTGTGGCGTACTTGATTAACAAAGACCGCTACCCCATTGCAAGAGCGGCCGACCAAATCGTTGAGAAGAACCTGCCCAAGGGCGTGAAGGAAGTGGCCGAACCTGTACTGGAAGTCCGCTACAAATACGCATGGGCGGCAGGGTTTAGTGACAAGGACAAGCGCACAAGCCGTGAGTTCTGCAAGGTGATGATGGACTTGGCTGACCAAGGCAAGGTTTACACAAGGGATGACATCAATGGTATTTCCAGCATCATGGGTTACTCCGTTTGGAATCGCAGAGGCGGTTGGTATCACACCGCAAGCGGAGTGAATCGCCCACAATGCAGGCACGTATGGGAGCAGCAAATCGTAATCCGCAAGGGCAATAAAATCACAAAAGCATGAAGGCACTCTTTATCAGCGAACAAACCCTGCTCGACAATTCGGTAATCAACGAGAATGTATCGTTTACGCAGATTCGGCCAACCATTGTGAAGGTGCAGGAGATGCGGATTCAGCCTATCGTTGGGTCGGCCTTGTACAACGAAATGGTGGGGCAAGTGGTCAGCGGAACGACTACGGCACTCAACAACACGCTCTTGGAGGACTACATCCAACCCGCTATGGTGCAATGGCTATACTACGAGTTGCCGATGGTGCTTGCCTTCAAGTACATGAACAAGGGCATGGTTCGCAGAACGAGTGAGGAATCCAACCAAATGAGCATGGACGAGATTACCCGACTCACGGATAAAGTGAAGAACGATGCGGAGTGGTATTCGGAGCGCATCACCCGATACTTAATGGAGAACCGCACCGACTACCCACTATTCAATTCACCTCCTTCGGCCTTGGATACTATCTACCCGAACGGCACGAACTACAACACTGGCATGGCCTTGGATGCTCGAACCCTGCGCCGTGGTGCTGGCTTGGATAGACCTTGGCCTTACGGCTACGACCCTTACTGCAACAACTGCTGAAACCTATGGGCGCACACGCTAAAAACATTTTGAAACTACAAGCCTATGTCTTGGATAAAAATAAAGCAAGCACTCCTGAACCTTGCAAACAGTCACCCGCAGGTGAACTCCTTCGGAACGGGCGACCCGTTGGCGATAGGAACGGACAACACCATCAACCTGCGAACGCCAAGCCGTGAGCGAATCGTCTATCCGCTGGTGTTTGCGGATGTTCAGTCAGCGACTACGGATTTGGGTAGTTTGGCTCTTGTGGTCGGTGTCTATTTCAGCGACAGGGTGGAATCCATTGCCTCGATGGGTGGCGTGGTTTCGGGCAGTCCGACGCTGGGATGGCAGGACAACGAGGATGAGGTTTTGAGCGACCAACTGCAAATCGCACAGGATTTCATTTCAGCGCTTACAAACGACCCGACGCAAGAATGGACGCTAAGTACCTCCGTGAACCTTACACGCTTCGTAGAGAGCCGTGACGACCGCACGGCGGGGTGGGTGGCAACCATGACTTTTGAAATCCCGTACTCGCATTCCGTTTGTGAAATTCCTACTTAAAATACATTTACCCTAAATACCCCCAAGCAATGCCTACTCCAATCTTACAACAAATGCTCGGTCAGGGCGGCACGATGCAGTTCATTGACGCTGCCGTATCGGGCGCAAACTTTGACTTCATTGTGGTCAACACGGCTGCAACCTTCACGACCCTCACAGGTACTGGCAGCGAGAACCTGCTGACTGCGTACTCTTTGAGCGGCAAGTCCGTTTCTGCTGGAATAGTTATCAGCGGTCGCAATGGCGGCAAGATTACTGCGGTTACTCCATCCGTGGGTAGCGTCATCGGTTACACGTTCCTCTAAGCCATGCTGATAGGCTACGGCTACGGCTACCCAACGAATATGCTGCAAGGCGGCTTGGCTGCGGCGGCATGGGCTGCGTTCAACACCCGTGCTGATGCGGATGGAGCAGCCACGGCAGAGGCGGCGGTAAGCGGATGCCTGTTCGGTCGCTTTTCGGTGATTTTCAATTTCTAATAATGCCGACACCTTCCCTCCTGATAGTACCCGCTCGTTTCAAGTCGGGCAAGTTGTATTCCCAAATCCCAACAAGCGGAGCGGGGGACTTCACGGTGACCCGTGCGACTACGGCAACCCGTGTGAATGCGAGTGGATACATTGAATCGGTGTCTTCGGGAATACCGAGGTTGGACTACTTCGCAAGTACTGGAGTGGTTGGTTGTCCTGCGCTACTCGTTGAGCCGAGTGGGCAGAATTTGGCTTTTCACTCTACCGATTGGACGAGTAATTGGAACGGAGGGACTGCGAGTGGAACAACGGTGGTCACAAATTCCGCTATATCGCTTGCTCCTGACGGCACGGCAACGGCTAACGAGTTTTATCCAACAAGCGGAAATACTAATCACTTGTTGCAGTCAAATGTTACAAATGCAGTAACTTATACAAGCGGTACGATTTACACGCAATCAGCGTTCTTTAAGGCGGGTGTTGGTGTTGGTACAAGGATTCAGCTTACATTTGGTGGCACAAGATTTTCTCAAAACGGCTACGCTAACTTTGATTTAAGTGCAGGCGCAGTTTTGGTCGTAAGTGGCTCAACAGCAGATTCAAATAGAGCCGCACGGATTGAAAATTATGGCAATGGATGGTATCGTTGCAGTTTTACAGCGATATGTACATCAAATGGAACAACAGTTGGAATCATACCTACCATCATTAACGCAAGCGGAGCAACTCGTCTACCATCCTTCGCAGGTACAGTCACGGACTATGTTCTCGGCTGGGGCGCACAACTTGAAACAGGTTCGGTCGCAACCTCCTACATCCCCACCACCACAGGGTCAGTCACACGCAACGCAGACGTGGTTTTGGTGACAGGTGCGGTAAGTGGTAGTATCGGACAAACACAGGGAACGATTTATGCGGAGGTGGATGCGAGGAACTTTACTGTAAATTCAAGGCTTATATCCATAAGCAATGGAACGCAAAGCAATAGAATTACAACGTTATTCTTCGGAACTAATGTGATTAGATTATTAGCGACCGTCGGAGGATTAGGCCAAGTGGCTATTAATAGTTCATCCTTATCCGCTGGAATCATTAAATTCGCTATAGGATACGCCCTTAATGATTACGCCTTTTATGTCAACGGCGTGCAGGTTGGAACGAGTTCGTCAGCATTAGTTCCTGCATGCAATGCGGTGATTTTGGGAAGCGTTGATTCTTTGACAGGCTCGTCGGTTATGAACGACCGCATCCGTGCCGTTGCCCTCTACACCACCCGCCTTACCAACGCAGAACTCGCAGCCCTAACAACTCCGTAATGCCTACCTTCCGCAAGTTCGCATTCCCATCGCAGAAGGTTGCAGACCAGTTGCTCGCATCCCTGCAACCGCTTGACACGGCAGTTCCGCTCGGAGAACTGGATGGCTTGGTTTGCTACGACATACTATTCCAAGACGCTTGCCCTGCATCGCTCAACGCTTATATCGTGTGGCCAAAGCCTTGCGGAGTGCATTCCTTCCTCGGATGGGATGCGCAATACGAGGCCGACTATCAAGAATTTGCAACACCGCAAACGAAATAACATTTCCAACTATGCGACTATTCCGCAAGCGTAACCCCGACAAACCCAACCTTATGCAATCAGCAATCATCGCTCTTCTTCGCCACTTGTTAACCTTCATCGGTGGTACACTCGTAGCCAAAGGGTTACTTGACGCAACTGCCCTCACCGAACTGATTGGCGCAATCATTACGCTGGTGTCAACAGGATGGATGCTGGTCAGCAAGTACAACAAGCCTACCGAAGTTCCCAAGGCGTGAACCTCATCGAAACGACCATTATCGGCACGGTCAGCGCAGTCGTTGGCGGTGCAGTTGCTTGGATGACCAAGGGCAAGTTCACGGCCGATAGCCTCCAAGTCAAGCAAGCCCAAGCCGTGTTGGCGATGTGGCAGCAGACCGCCGAGGCCCAGCAGAAAGAATTGGCGCAACTAAGGAATGAAATCGTAAGTTTGCGGGAGCGGATAGAACATTTGGAGAACACAATCCAAGTGCTTGAAGCCGAAAACGCAACCCTACGACAAGCCTGATGCTGCTACCACTAACCAAGCATTCCCGTAACATCCACGAAGTATCCTGCCAATCGGGGCAGGAATTTCTCCTTATCAGCGACCTGCACTGGGATAATCCCCACTGCGACAGGGGTCTGCTGACCAACCATCTTAAAGAGGCGCAACGCCGCAATGCAGGGGTCATCGTCAACGGTGACTTTTTTTGTTTGATGCAGGGCAAGGGCGACCCAAGGCGGAGCAAAGAGGACATCCGCCCGGAACACAACAACGCCCGCTACTTGGATTCCATCGTCAACACCGCCGTGGAATGGTTTGCGCCTTACGCCAAGAACCTACTCCTGCTCGGCTACGGCAACCACGAAACCTCCATCATCCACCACCAAGAAACCGACATCCTGCAACGCTTCGCAAGCACGCTGAACTACGCCACAGGGTCAGCAGTCGAAGTTGGTGGCTATGGCGGCACGCTGGATATTCGGGTAAACCACGACCCTCTGCGGTCCAAGAACTTCGTCGTGCATTATTTTCATGGTGCAGGTGGTGGAGCGTTCATCAGCAAGGGAGTAATTCACGATTCACGCATATTGATGACCACCGAAGGCTACGACTTGACTTGGATGGGCCACGTCCATGAATTATACTATCATCAAAATATCATCCACCGCTATGACCGTGCGACCAAGACCCTCATTCAAAAGCCTGTTCACCAACTGCGTACGGCGACTTACAAAGAGGAATGGGATGCCGGATACATGGGCTTTCATACTGAGCGAGGAAGAGGCCCGAAACCTTTGGGAGGCTATTGGATGAAACTCGAAACAAGCAGAAATGGCAGTAAGGACAATAACGGCCCAGAGGTCCAAGTCCACGCAACCTTCACCCCTGCGGATAGGTTGTACTAATTTGGGGAATCAATTCTCCATTATACCCCCCAAAAAAGAGATTATTTCCCATAAGTAGCGAAAACCGCTACCTTTCGCAAACTATTCCTCCTGCTAACCTGTACGATTCCTTCGTACAACTATCCCTCCTGCGGTCCTGCGGCAGTCAGGTAAAGGTAGCCGTATTCCTTCTCTGCGCTGAATTGAGGGCAAGCCTTGGTCACGTTCGGGAAATCCCTGTGTCCGCAAATGCGAGCCGTCGGGTACTTCTTGAGCCATTCCAACAGTACCCCTGCAATCGCTTGGCGTTGCTGGATGGTGCGGTCATCCTTATCCTTGCCGCCGATGTAGGACACATGGAGCGATGTTGAGTTGTGGCCCTGCACCCCGTTGGTAATGGCCGAATCGGGTGCGAGTTGCACGATATTGCCGTTGGCCTCGACTATCTTATGGTAGCCCACGGACTTCCAGCCAAGGGCTTCCTTCCAGTACTTGCGGATGGATGCGATGGTGGTGTTCTTCGGTGTAGCCGTGCAATGGACGACAAGGTGGGTGATGTTTCTCATGGCTATTCTTCGGGGTTTAGGAGATAGTAGTAGTCAACGGTATGGGGTTCATCGTTCGGCAGTCCTGACGCATTCACGCCCTCAACGTTACTCCATTGAGCCTTCGCCGGGTCGTAGCCCAGCAGGTCGCAGGCACGCCTGTACTCGCACAGGAGGACGTGGTTCTCTTCCAGTTCTTGGGTGGATATGGAAATCATCAGCCGCTCCAAGGCATTCGTGAGGGCTTTTGCGGGTCTTGTGGAGTGGTAGGTCATGATGCAAATTTATACCCTTACGGTTCTAATTATGGCGAAATTTAGGAATTTATACCGCTTCGGGTGCAATGCCCTGAAAAAAATTTGACGCAAGAGGTCGCAAAAAGGAAAAGCCGTTGTAACTTTGTCGGACACTAAACCCAATAAGCCATGCCTTTTTACCGCAAATCAACTTATAAGTCGACCTTAACCGCCGAGCAACGTGCCGCCAAAGCCGATGCTGCCTTCGCCAAGAAAGTAGCCAAGATGGAAGCCAATCGTGCAAAAAGTCAGTTCAACTACTCGACCGCTGGCGGTGCTTACATTCCAACCGAAGAGCAATACAAAGCCGCATCTGCAATGCTTTGGAACGGTGTTTGCGAGGCTGATGCCTCCAAAGCGACATCCGCAGAAATGGTGCAAATTGCCTATATCACCCAAACCAAAGTCCACCACGACCACATCCACGTTGTCAACGAATACCGTCGCTCACTTTAATTTCCACCCACTAAACCACAAACCCATGAACAAACTCGAACGCTACCTCGATGCCGCTATGACGGTAATCACCTACCTCGCCGCCGCTGGTGGCTTCTATTGGATTTTTGTACGCTTCTTTATCACCTATCTCAAAACCCTCTAAACCCAAAACCATGCACAAGTTCAAAACCACCAACATCAAAGGCAAGGACTATGTTGAGGTCAACCAACGCCTGCTCTTTTTCCGCAACGACAAAGCCTACACAGGTTGGTCCATCGAATCGGAACTTGTTGACCTGCAACCCGACCGCTGCTGCATTCGTGCCGTCATCAAGGACGCAGAAGGCCGCATCCGAGCCACAGGCCATGCCCATGAGGACCGCACCAGTTCCATGATAAACAAAACGTCTTACGTTGAGAACTGCGAAACCTCTGCCTTTGGTCGCTGCCTTGCCGCTCTTGGTATCGGCATCGAAACAAGCATCGCATCAGCCAACGAGGTGCAGATGGCTATCGCCCAGCAGGCCAACCTTGACGACTTGAGCGACCGCCTTGGCTTGGTTGCAACATACGATAACCTCGACGTGGCTACCCTTAAGGCTGACTTCATGGCACTCGTTGAGCAACTGCCCGAAGACCAGCGTTTCAAATATCAGGACCACAAGGGCATGACCCCTGCCCGTTACGAGAAAGGCATCAAGTTCCTGCAAGACCAAATTGCTAAATACAAGAAACCATGAGCAACTTACTGACCAAATGCAACGCCGATGTGTTCAAGGCAATCCTTGACATCAAACAAAAAAACCCCGCTATCGGTGAAAACCTTCTCGCACTTTTGCAAAAGCACGAATACTGGTGGCAGTTGGATGGCCAAGAAATTCTTTGGTTTGCCGCAAACCTGCCCTACGAAGTTTGGAATATGAAAATCCATACCTTCTACCTCCTGTTTGAATCTCAACCCACAACCACAATGCCATGAACCAAGAACTCGTTACCATTCCAAAGTCGGACATCAGCAAGGCTGACATTGCCGACATCGCCGCCAACCTCATCCTCCGAATAGAGGAGGGCGAGGTCAATCCCATCGCTGCACACGTTCGCCTCAAAGCCGTTGTCAAGGCTGTTGAGCAAGTCCTGAAGGCCACCGAGCAAACGGTGTGGGATGAGGCTGAAAAGAACGGCAAGACCTTCTCCGCATTCGGTGCTGACATCCAACTCAAGGAGGGGGCGATTACTCCGGACTACCAGCACGACCAAGTTTGGAGTGACCTGCAAGCGGCCATGAAAGCGAGAGAGGAGCAACTCAAGATGGCCTTCCGCAATGCCGGGAAGATGACGGTCATCGATGAGGCAACTGGCGAAGTCGTGCCTGTTTGTCCTGCAAAAGGCACAAAACCAAGCATCGCAGTAACTTTTAAGACCACTTAACCATGAAAGACGGACAAACTATCGGCCAATGGCTGAACTGGGATTTTGAGGTCAACGGAAGTTTGGTAATCAAAGACAGGAGTGACAAACACATCTACTACGAGCATTCGTTTGGTGATTGGGTAAAGAGGGAATACGATTCTCAAGGCAATCGGATTTACTATGAGGACTCGGATGGTGTAATCATAGACAACCGCATCCCCGAAGTCATTGAACACAACGGACGCAAGTACAAGTTAATGCTATGACACGACCAGCACCACCCAAGAAGAAGAAAGGCGTGCAAAAGATTGGTAGGGTGGCGGGATTACAAGCCGCCATCCTGCTCCTTGAAAAGCCTTACAAGGCAAAGGAGTTAGCCAAAGTCCTTGGGATGCATATGCGCATCACCTATCGCATTCTTGATGACCTACGGGCTACAGGACACCTTTACTCGTACCGTTGCTATTACTGGTTCGACCCGAAGAAGAACAACGACCTCCAGCATCTAATCCCAGTCAAAGACCCTTATCTTTAATTTTTTAACCCAAAACCCATGAGCAACTACACACCACAACCCAACACCTTCTCCCTGTTCGCCAACGACAAAGGCGACAACCCCAAGCGTCCTGACTACAAGGGCGACATCATCCTGCCCGACGGCACTAAGATGCGCCTGTCCGCATGGGTGCGAGAATCCCAAGGCGGCAAGAAATTCCTAAGCGGCAAAGTCGAGCCGATGCAGGACCGCCAAGATTCTGCACCATCACCACAAAAAGATGGGGATGACTTGCCATTTTAGTGTACCATTTTAGTGTAACTTTGCACGAAATTCACATTTACCAATATAGCCCATTTGTGATTCCAGCCAAATGGTGCTACCGATAAAGGGTTCATTCTCTAACCCCTGCCCCGGCTGCTGGAATCAGTCGGGGTTTTTTTTTACCTCCTATGAGAGATTCATTCATCTTTTACCGCTCGTTCCTTAAGAGCATCCAACACCTTGATACCAGCGAGCAACTTGAACTATTTCATGCAATAGTCGAGTACGGTCTTAACCATCAAGAACCCGAAATGAGCAGGTACGTTCGTGCGGTGTGGGAATCTATAAAACCGCAACTGGATGCTAATCAGCGCAAATACGAGAACGGATGTAAGGGCGGCAAACCAAAGGCTAACCAAGACCTAACCAAACCTAACCAAGACCTAACCACCACCGAACCACCCCCTAACCTAATGTATAATGGTAATGATAATGGGAATGATAAGGAGAATGAAAAGGAAGAAGGAGTAATGAAAAAGCCAAAGAGGGATTGTAGTGTTTTGTTTGACCAATTTTGGGCCATCTATCCCCGCAAGACCTCCAAGCAGATAGCATCCAAAGCCTTTGCCAAGTTGAACGATGAAGACCAGCAGAAGGCCATCAACAACGTTGCACGCCTCTACTCCGATACCCCCGTTGAGTTTATTCCCCATGCCGCAACCTACCTGAACCAAGCCCGATGGGAGGACCAAACCATTATCCGTGGCAATACTTTTGCAAAACCACTAAACCAAACCGATGACGCAGACCTACCTCATTTCCGCTGAACGCAGGCTCCTGTCCTGCCTGATGGATTCCTTTATTGACCGTGCATCCCTGCTGATGCAGATTCCCGAAAGGTTGTTCACAGGGAATAACGTCTTCATATACCGAGCCATTGAAGCCCTTCACCGGGCAGAGCGGCCCGTGGACTTGGTAACCGTTCACCAACAACTTGTCAGCCAAGGTCAGGCGTTTGTAGTCCTTGAACTTGCAAGCATTGCCGATGGCATTACCATCACCTCCGATTGGAAGACATACGCCGCAGATTTGAACCAATCGTGGAAGGTAAGGGAGGAGCAAACCATCATGGCTGACCTTGCCGTTGACCGGGACATTCCAAGAGCATTCGCACGCTACCAAGCGATGCAGGCCGTGGAAACCAATGCCTCCGAATCAACCGCTCATGAACTCGCCAAGGACTACTTGCTCAACATGAACGAAGTCCGGGAAGGAAGGCGCAAGGATTCTATCTATCCCTGCTACATTGCACCAATAGACCGAATGTTTACTGGATTTAAGCCATCCGAGTTTATTCTTCTTGGTGGTCGCCCTGCAATGGGAAAGACCCTCCTTGCCTTGCAAATCGCCATGAACCAAGCCATGGCTGGCATTCCTGTGGTGTTCTTTACCCTTGAAATGAGTGCAGACCAACTGACCCAGCGGATGCTTTCCAACCTCGCAACGATGGACGGGGCAGCGTTCCTCAACCCGACCGAGCGAATCAGCACGAAAGATTTTATGGACCTTGGCCAAAAAGCAGACCTGCTCAAGTCCAAGCCGTTGTATATCGTGGACCTGCACCAAGCGAACCTTGACCGGATAGAGGGTGAAATCGCCAAACTGAAAACCAAGTACGGAATTTGCGGATTCTACTTGGACTACCTGCAACTCGTAGAACCCACCAAGATTGACAAGGCCAAGCCCAAGATTGAGCAGATGACCAACATCAGCAAGACCCTTAAAGCAATCTGCAAGCGGCAGAAGGTGTTTGGGGTCGTGGTGTCATCACTATCCCGTGCAACGGAAGGACGGAGCGACCATCGGCCGATAATGTCCGACCTTCGGGAAACGGGGCAACTGGAGTTTGACGCTGATAAAATCGGCTTTGTTTACCGTCCTTACGAGCATGACAAGAGCCAGCCATCGGATTTGATGGAGGTCATCGTCCGCAAGAACCGCAATGGCTCGCTTGGAATTGCCGAGGTCCAATGCCACCTTCCCTACACCAAAGCCAACGAGTTCCCACCCAATAGAATTGATTTATGATGGAAGAATACAACCTTCAAGCCGCCTGCGTCAAGTTATTCGCAATGCTCCGACCCAACGAGCAGGGTCTGCTATTTCTAAACCTCAACAACCCCCGTTCCCGTTCCAACGGTTTCTTCCTCAAAGGAATCGGCCTGACCGCTGGGGTGGCTGACATGACCTACCTATCACCCAACGGTGCGGTGTTCCTTGAGTTTAAAACCCCCAAGGGAAGGCAGTCCCTCTCCCAAAAGTGGTGGCAGGGGGTCGTTCAAGAGGCGGGGTATAGGTACGAGGTCATCCGCTCCGTGGAAGATTTCCAACGGGTGTTGGCTGAATGTGGGTAGGTTGTGTATATCTTTGACCCATGCACCGATTTCTGCTCCTGTTCCTGCTGACCTCCTGCACCAACGATCGCCCGTGGCGGGTGATTGAGGTGAGGCCCAAGGGTGATGCCTGCGAGTATGTACTATCCCGCTCCAACGGATTCGGGCCGCAGTTAAAAAACATAACCGCACCATGCGGGAAGTATCGATTATTCCAAACCATAAACCCATGACACCAAAAACTTCAATTGAAAACGAAAGCCAGCCATCTTGTTTAGGTGCTGTTATGCCTCGTATTATCTCGATGTGGGAACATTCGGGATGGGGTGATTCAATCTATTTTACCGATTGGGATAAACGAAGAGTAGCTGGACACTTAACACCAACTCCGAAAGAAGGTGATATTATTAGATGTAAAATGGAGAGTGGTAAAATAGCACGATTCAAGTTTGACAAAGTAGACGTTATGTCAGACACAAAAGACCAGTTTTTCGCAACTGTGTCTGATTTGGGATATGAGGCATAACTCGCATATTTGTCTAACCACCAACCCCTAAACCCATGAAACCAAATAAGCCCGAATGATGTTGTATTTAGTAAATTGCGAAGTTGTCAAGTCATATTATATGGATGACACTAAAAAATCAGAAGTGAACCACATTGTAGAAGCGGAAAGTGAACAAGAAGCTATGGATAAGGTTCAAGACTTTTATTCAAAAAAAGACAGTGAGTTTTATGTTAGTCATTGGGTGAACTTTAATTATTGTAATGAGGTCATCTCTTAATGGCACATAACTCGTTTATTTGTCCAGTTTTCCTTCCTCAAACCATAAACCCCTAAACCAATGAAACCAACCCCCACCGATTTTCGCCGCTGGCAAATCCACATCCGCAAGGAGTGCGTCAATTGTCCACGCCCTGACCATGCCGAAACCATTTCCCCGTGGCGGGTAAATTGGGTGCTGCTCGGCCATGTCCTTCAAGCAAAAAAAGCTTAAGCCATGACGTGGACACGACTTACCAAATACACGATGCCGATTCCGATGGAAGAGGTGTTCCTTGCCCTTGAGGATGGAAACTACGCAGTTGGATGGCTCACGGAAGGGCAAATCACGTTCACCAACATTCACGGCGAAGCGTGGTGGACGCATGAGGTTGCCGCTTGGATGTACCCTAAAAAGCCATAACCATGACCCCATCACTCATCAACCATATCGTTGACAGTACCGCAACGATTCTCGGAATCAGCCGAGAAGCCATCTGCTCCAGTAGTCGCAAGCGGGCAAACGTCATCGCCCGCAATATCATCACCGACGTTGCCTACAATGACTTCCTGTTCAAGTACCACGAAATCGGGGCAGTCCTCAAGCGCAACCACTCCACGCTCATCAAGAATAAACTCTCTTACGAGCAGGACATCATCGCCACGCCTGAAATCAAGTACATCCGCAGACAAGTTTTGCACAATGCTCAAGATTTTCTGCTAAATCTTTACGGAGGCTATACTTCTAAGTAGGTGCGACTTATGTCGTCGGTCAGCCCCCGATAATAGGCAAGACCGTGAGATTCGGACGGGGGGGTGCTTAACCGCATCCCCCTATTTTTTTGCATACCTTTGCGTATGCAGAATGCCGAAACCGTAATCCTTGACCTGTACCGAAGCGGTGAAATCAAGAAGGCCTGCATCACCATCACTGGCGGCGACCCGCTTTGGCGGGATTTGGAGCAGGAATGCGTCCTCATACTGCTGGAGAAAGACCCCGCCAAGATTCTGCAAATCCAAGGGCAGGGCTACTTCAAGTTCTACGTCGTGCGCCTGCTCCTGAACCTATACCGGGGCAAGAACAACCAGTTTGCGCAGAAGTACCGCCACCACGACATTACCGAGGAAATCGACCCAAACGCTGATATGACACACGAAGAGTACAGTTCGCTGGTTGACGATATGTGGGCGATTGCTGAATCCGAGATGGATTCTTGGGCCAAGGAGGGAGCATTCCCCTACGACAAGGAATTGCTGAAACTGCACATGGCGACGGGTAACATGAAGAAACTATCCCGTGACACGGGCATCCCCTACCGTTCGGTAATTTATTCCATCGAGCAAGCCAAGGCCAAAATCAAAGCCGCAATCCTCAAAACCCATGGAAGTAATCCTGACGCTACTCGTTAGTTCCCTAACCGCCCTCGCCATTGCCGAGTACCACGTCCTGCCGCAGGCTTGGTATCGCACATGGCTGGGAAGGCACAAACCGTTCTCCTGCGTGACTTGCCTGACCTTTTGGACAGGATTTGTCCTGACCCTGCTCACCTGCGATTGGATGCTTGCCCCAGTTTACGGCCTCGCCTCGGCAGGGCTGACCGTTGTAATCCTTCAAGTCACCAACCGATGACCCAAGACGAGTACCTGCTGGCAACCAAGCACCGCCACTATTGGGAGCAATACCAAGCCGCCCTGTTCATGCGGCTATCCCCGGAAGCAGTCCACGACTTGCAAACCATCCTCGTTGCTCACGGACGACCCAACACAAATTGGTGGTGTGCGGACTGCGTAAAATCGGCCCTCTCCTACATTTACGAACAGGCGGACCAATTCGCCCAAGCAAATCAGCAGACCGTTACCCATGCCCTTACCAATACCCCAAGCGAATGAAACCAGCGACCAGTTCCTCGGTCGTTGCATGACCAATGCCGCAACCAATGCAGAGTTCCCTGATGTCCAGCAACGCCTTGCGGTATGCGGCAACATCTACGCCAACCACAAGCGACAGGCATTTGAATCCTATGCTGACTATGGGGAAGGAGTACGCAACAACGCCAAGCGGGGGATTGAACTTAACGAGCGTAACGGCAATAAGTGCGCAACCCAAACAGGCAAGATCAGGGCGCAGCAACTCGCCAATGGTGACGCAATTTCCCTTGAAACTATCAAGCGGATGCACTCCTACCTTAGCCGGGCAGAAACCTACTACGACAACGCTGACAGTACCAGCGACTGCGGCTATATCTCCTATCTCCTTTGGGGCGGCAAAGCGGCCCTTGGATGGTCAAGGAATAAACTCCGAGAACTTGGCGAACTCGACGAAGGCTGACACGGAAGCGCAGAAGCAGGCGAGGATGGATTCGCTGATGATGGTCATCACGACCCTGTGCGACTGCATTGGTGCGGTGGACGAATCCAACTCGCCGAATGCCTTTGCGGTCAAGATGAAAATCGTGGACAAGATTGATTCGCTCATAGACAAAATCGAATACTGATGGGAGCAGGAAGGCCAAGGATATTTGCGACACCCCAAGACCTTTGGGATGAGTTTACCGAATACTGCGACAAAACCAAGGAGCGGCCCATCATCGTAAAGGATTGGGTAGGGCCAAAGGCTATCGAGGTTTACAGGGAGAAGGAAGCCCCGCTGACCATGGAGGGGTTTAGGTTGCATCTTTGGGATAAGGGTATTGCTGATGGAGGAAAGGAGTATTTTCTTAATCGCACAGGAGCATATCAAGAATTTACCACGGTCTGCTCCCGCATAAAGGAATCCATCCGAGCCGACCAAATCAAAGGAGGCATGGCGGGCATCTACAACCCCTCCATCACCCAGCGACTGAATGGTCTTGTAGAAAAGCAGGAAACCAGCATAACGATAGAGCAGCCGCTATTCGGCGATGGAGTTTAAGTACACCACGGCCATCAAGAAGATTCGGGCGATGAAGGCCCGGAAGAAAGTCATACAGGGCGGTACATCTGCGTCCAAGACCTTCGGCATCCTTGCGGTCCTGATTGACCATGCCGCTCGCCATCCCAAGTCCGAGATTTCGGTAGTCAGCGAATCCGTGCCTCACCTTCGCAGGGGTGCGATAAAGGACTTCGCCAAGATTATGCAATGGACGCACCGATGGGTTGCTGACCGTTGGAACAAGACGCTCCTGCAGTACAACTTCGCCAACGGCTCAACGATTGAGTTCTTCTCTGCTGATTCCGAGGCTCGCCTCCGAGGGGCAAGGCGGCAAATCCTTTACATCAACGAGGCGAACAACATTGACTTCGACTCCTACTATCAGTTGGCCATCCGTACAAGTCAGGAGATTTACATCGACTTCAACCCCACGCATGAGTTCTGGGCGCATACCGAGGTCCTCCCCGAATCCGATGCGGAGTTCCTGATTCTTACATACCAAGACAACGAGGCTCTGCCCGACACCATCCGCAACGACATCGAACTAAACCGAACCAAAGCCGAAACCTCCGCATACTGGGCCAACTGGTGGAAGGTGTACGGCCTCGGTCAGGTTGGAACGCTACAGGGTGCGATATACGGCGATTACACGGTTGTCGAGGGTATTGACCCATCCACGATGAAGTTCGTCGCCTACGGCCTTGACTGGGGGTTCAGCAACGACCCCACGGCCTTGGTCGCTGTGTACCGCAGGGGCGATGACCTCTTCATCCACGAACTGCTCTACCACCGGGGGCTGACCAACTCGGACATCGCAGGCAAGTTGAAGGAGTTTGGCATCACACGGGCTTGGGAGATTGTTGCCGATTCGGCAGAACCGAAGTCCATCGAGGAAATCTACCGCTTGGGGTTCAACATCAAGCCTGCGAGCAAAGGCCCTGATTCGGTCAGGCAGGGGATTGACATCGTGAAACGGTTCAACCTGCACGTCACCAAGGATAGCACAAACCTGATTAAGGAACTCCGCTCGTACACATGGGCCACGGACAAAGATGGCAAGGACACAGGAGTGCCGATTGATTCGTACAACCACGCCTGCGATGCCCTGCGCTATGTGGCACTCAACAAACTTGCGGTCAGCAACTCGGGGAAGTATTTGGTGGTGTAACTTTACCCCCATGAACCTCGAATCCTTCCTTGATTTGCTTTTGATTTTTGGCAGATTCGCCCTGTTATTGGTCTTGTTATTTGCAATCGCCTCGCTATGAAACTAATCCACTACTACCACATCTACTGCGGCGGAGGCGGCCAATGGCAACTCATCCTCAACCAGCACATGATGGCCCTGTGCAATTACGGCCTCATCGAAAAACTTGACGAGATTCGGGTAGGCATCGTTGGTCCACCAGAGCAGAGGAAGGCGGTCAAGGAAATACTTGACAATTCGCTTATCAAAGACAAGGTAAAGGTTGTCGTTACTCGGACAAACGCTTGGGAGCAGGCGACGCTCACCGAGATGTACAAGGCATCGCAGACCGAAGATGCCGCCTACCTGTACGCTCACACCAAGGGCAGTTCCGACCCAAGCCTGATAAACCAACTGTGGTGCAGGTCCATGATTTTTTTCAACGTGGTCGCTTGGGAGCGATGCCTTGCAGAACTGGAGAAGGTGGACTGCGTGGGTGCGTATTGGCTGACCAAAGAGGAGTTCCCGCAAATCGCTGACCACAACAACCCCGACGGATACCCCTACTTCGCTGGCACGTTTTGGTGGGCCAAGTCCTCCCACATCCGAGAACTCGGAGAACCCGTGCGGGAACACCGCTGGCAAGCCGAGCATTGGATTGGGAAGCGGGAAGGGATGACGGTCTATAACTCCTGCAAGGGATGGCCTGCGCCTGACAAGTTCATCATCACGTTTTAGCTATGGCCAAGATACCCGTCATCATCACCAACTTCAACCTGTACACTTGGCCCAAGGCCATGGTCAAGAAATTGAAGCGGATGCAAGATGTCGGGCCAATCTTAATCTTGGATAACGGCACAACATACGCCCCAACGCTGGAATGGTACGAGCAACTGAAATTGGAGGCCAACGATGTTGCGGTCATTCGCACAGGAGGCAACTTCGGCCACCTTGTCGCATGGCAAGCCCAAATCCCGATGCAGTTGTTTCAAATGGGATATCCCGACTACATCGTCACCGACCCTGACCTTGACCTTTCGGCTCTACCTGATGACACCCTCCTGCGGATGCGGGAGGCGTGGTACGACTTGCCCGTCAAAACCTATATGTACGAGCAGGAGGAAGGCGACCCGTTCAACGGCGTTATGTTCACGGTCAAGGACAAAATCGGCCTTGGCATTCGGACTGACGATATTCCTGCTGATGCCCTGTTCTTCCAGCAGGCAGAACTACGCTACAAAAAGCAACCGACTTGGAATGGCCTGCAACTCGCACCTGTTGACACGACCTTCGCCTTCTACCATCACGAACACTATCAACGGGTCTGCATAAGCGGGGCAAGGATGGTCGCACCCTATGAGTGCAGGCATCTTCCCTACTACCTGACCGCCGAGG